GCGACGATGGACTTTATCCGAAATGGGATGGACCCTCTTTATTTAAGAGACGCTCTGAAGTTGCGCCATCTGTCTGGGCTATGGTCTACCAGCAAGAAGACGTCGTTGAGAACTCAATCTTCTCACCTACCTGTGTCGCAGGTTCTGTCAACGGAATGCGAAAACGAGGACCGCTAAAGCCAGGAGTCCCAGGACATCCTAAGCACGCAGAGTCCACCTATACGGTAATCGGACTTGACCCTGCTATGGCTGGTGCCACAGGTGCGGTAGTAGCAACTTATAATCGCGCTGATGGCAAAATCTATGTTTTAGATTGCGTCAATATGACTGACCCAACTCCAGCCAAGATTACAAACTTGATTGAAGAGTGGGTACCTAAATACAAGCCACAAGAACTAAGAATTGAAATCAACGCCCATCAGAAGGCTTACGCCTTAGATGAGGATTTGAGAAACTACTTAGCATCCTACGGATGTCAACTTAATTCACACTTTACTGGTAAGAACAAGTGGGACGTGGGATTTGGTGTTGCTTCAATGGCATCACTATTTGGCAATACCCGCGATGGTAGATTCCAAGATAACAACATTATTGAACTACCAAGCAATGAGGGTTCTGAGGGTCTTAAGACTTTAGTACAGGAACTCATTACTTGGAAACCAGATACTAAAAACCCTACAGACTGCGTTATGGCTTTATGGTTTGCGATTATTCGTATTCGTGAACTTATGCAAACATCATCACGAGTAGGGCAATACCAACAAAACCGCTGGGCTACTAGAGCACAGAAGGCAAGCAGAGGTTCATTGAACTTAGATGAAGCATTTGCTGAACAATGGTCAGAAACTTACGGATAGGAAACCAATGGCATTATCAATAGACCAGATTGCAGCACGAGTTGATTCTCTGCGCTATCGTAATCACGAACGTGATGCTCGTAACCTTGACGTTCTTGCAGTACGTAAGGGAAAGATTGCTGAAGTCTATCCAAACTTTTTCCCAGATGGCGTAGATGCCAACGTAGTAGCAAACTTTATTGACATTGTTGCCCGTGACTTATCTGAAGTTATGGCTCCACTGCCAGCAGTAAACTGCTCTGCAGCCAATGCCGTCAATGACCGTGCACGCTCTTTTGCTGACAAGCGCACACGTATTGCTTCAAACTACTTCCAGCACTCTGACCTAGCAGTACAGATGTACTCAGGTGCAGACTGGTACATAACATATGGTTTCGTCCCTTTCATTATTGAATTAGACGAAGAAACAAAAATGCCGCGTATTCGCATAGAAAATCCGATTGGGGCTTACCCAGAGTTTGACCGCTATGGACGCTGTGTGGCATTTGCTAAAAGATATATGATGACCCTTGGTGAATTGGTTTCACAATTTCCTGAGTATGAGCGAGAACTGTTTGGTGCCCAAGGCTTCAAGCAGGACTTGAACGCTCAGATTGAATTGATTCGCTATTACGACAAAGACCAGTCAATCATTTATTTACCAACAAAAGACAACCTAGTTCTATCTATTGCTAAGAATCCTCTTGGCAAGATGATGGTGGTTGTCGCACGTAAGCCATCTATTGATGGTGAACTACGTGGACAGTTTGACGATGTACTAGGAATCCAACTTCTTCGCAACCGCTTTGCGTTGCTAGCAATGGAAGCAGCAGAGAAATCTGTACAGGCTCCTATTGTTCTTCCACAAGATGTTCAGGAACTCCAACTTGGTGGAGATGCGGTTATCCGTACAGCCAACCCAGCAGGTGTTCGCCGTGTAGAACTTTCTATTCCACAGGGTGCATTCCAAGAACAGTCACAACTTAATCAAGAACTAAGAGTAGGCACACGTTATCCTGAAGGACGTACAGGAAACATTGATGCATCTATCGTCACTGGACAAGGCGTACAGGCTCTTATGGGTGCCTTTGACACTCAAGTCAAATCAGCACAAGCAATCTTTGCAGCAGCACTTCGTGATGTTATTAGCATTTGCTTTGAAGTTGATGAAAGTATTTATCCAGAAGAAAAGACAATTCGTGGAGTAGATTCAGGTTCACCTTATGAAATTACATACAAGCCGACTAAAGACATCAAGGGCGACTATTCTGCTGATGTTCGTTATGGTATGTTGGCTGGTCTTAACCCAGCCCAAGGTCTTATCTTTATGCTACAAGCACTTGGCGGAGGATTAATCTCCAAGGATATGGCAATGCGTGAACTACCATTTACAGTAAATGTCACACAAGAACTTGAAAAGATTGAAATTGAAAATATGCGCCAAGCATTACTTGGTGGAATTACAGCAATGGCTCAGGCTATTCCTGCGATGGCGACACAGGGACAAGACCCATCAGATATGGTTAACAAGATTGCTGCGGTAATCAAGGCTCGTCAAAAGGGTGTCTCACTAGAAGATGCTATTGAAACGACTTTTGCGCCACAGCAGCAAGTTCCTCCTGCTGGGGCAGCACCTATGGTTGAGCAACCGTCCCCTGCTCCCACCGCTTCTCCAGCAGGAGGCGCTCCTTCTCCAGAGGGAGTAGCAATGCCACCACAAGAACAATCACCAGACATTATGAGCATTCTTTCAAGCCTCACCGCATCAGGTGAAGCAGGTGGAAGTGTAAGAACAATCGCACGTAGATAACAAAGTAGGGGACAATGACAACAATTATAGGGCTTGAATATAAAGACAGCGCAGTAATTGTTGCTGATAGCCAGACCACCGATGATAGTGGTCGTATCTACAGCCATCCTGATGTTAAAAAGATTGCCGAACGTGGTTCGTTTCTAGTTGCTGGCTCAGGTGAGGTTCTACCTTGCGATATAGCCCAACACATATGGGAGCCACCAGCACCAACTAAGGCTGATTACAAAGACTTGTATCACTTTATGATTGCTAAGGCTATGCCATCTCTACGCAAATGCTTATCAGAGAATGGTTATAACTTTGATGAAGACAATAAAGAAATGCGTTTTCAGTTTATCATTGCAGTCGGTGGAGAAATATTTGATGTAGACCAAGAGTGCTCAGTATCTAAAACTGACACAGGAGTTTATGCCGCAGGTTCAGGTGCAGCATATGCACTTGGTGCACTACACGCTGGAGCAGATGCTTACGAAGCAATGGAAATTGCAAGTAAACTTACAGCCTTTACATCAAAACCTTATTATTCAAAAACACAACCTAAACATATTAAGTAGGAGGAACAATGGCGGGAAATGAGAACAGTGGCGGTTTTCGTCCAGGTGCTCCACAAAACAATCCAGCAAATGTTAACCCCCTTGGCGGTAACGGACAGTCAGGTCAGGCAAATCCAAATTACACAGGATTTGCTTATGGCGAAAACACAGCATTAGAAAATCAAGCAGGTTCAGCAACTATGGCTAAGGCTGCAACTCCAGCAGCAAGCCAACCTGCGCCAGCACAATCTATGAGTTCAGTAATGGGTGGATTAATGCCACTTGATGCAGAGTCACAAGATTCTCTTCCTATTTCAGATGGTGTAGACATTGGGCGCGGACGCGGAAGCGAAGCACTTCCTCCTTCTGTAAATGCAGATACACGTATAACTGAAAACATTGATTTAATGAAACGATACCTACCTGACCTTATTGATGCAGCCCGACTACCTGGAGCACCTGACTCATATAAGCGTCTTGTTAACTATGTCAAGTCAAGGCTTATTTAATGAAATGGGTAGAAAATAACTTTTTTGACCATTTAGATAAGTTTGGCAACTCACTAGGTTATGAAAACTTTGGTGTTGCTGTATGCCTATCAATGGTTCCCTGGGAATCACCACAAGACAGAGATGTATTTATTATGTCTTTAACTGGAGAGGATGTTAAAGGTGGAGAACCGTCAACATTTAATCCAGAAGGCGCGGTGATGTAGTGTCATTATGGAGCGATTTTCTTGATAATATTCAAGGTGCTGCAAAAACTGCAGGAAGCGCAGTAAGTGGCGTAGCAGGTGGAATTGCAAGTGGTGTTACAGGTACTGTAGGTGGACTCGTAGGTGGAGTCACAGGTACTGTAGCAAAATCTGGTGCATCTTTAGGTGCATCACAAATGTTTAAGGGACGACCTGACCTAGCCGCTGCTGCTGCTATTGGTGCAGAAGAGAGAACATCTCGTGCACTTGAAAAGGCTGGCATTACTCCTGTAGAAAAAACTGTGGCAAAGGTTGCAGACCCAGTTTTATATGTTGGTGAAAAAGCAGAAAAGTATGTTTTTAGCCCAGTAATTGCTCGTCCAATTTCTACTGCATTTTTATTAACTGACCCAAACAGTGTTCTATACAATTCAGATAAACTTGGTCAAGGATTCCAGTTATCTGACGTAGTTGATGCATACAACAGAAGCGAAAAGGTTTCTCTTGGCGTATCAATGACTAAATCAATGATAAATCCTCTTGCTGGAATTACTACACCAATTCTTGAGTCTGGTGGAATTGACCTATCTAATGTTGACCTATGGAATGACGAAGATGTAAAAAAGAATTTTCAAGACAACGTAGTTGGTAGATGGGTTACAGGAACATCTGACTTCATTATTAAGAATGTTGCTATTGCACGTGTTGGAACTACAGCATCTGCTTTAGCCAAAGCCGCTGCTACACGTTCTGGGTTAAACACATCACTTAAAGTTGGCGACATTAATGCTATGCCGCAGTGGGAAAAGTTAGCAACTGACCATATTGATTTTATTAAATCAAATGGTGCAACTGGTACTCGTTCTAATCTTGGAGAAGACATTCAGAGAATTGCTGAATCTGATGATTTAATCCTTATTAAAAATACTATAGAGAAGTACAGTAATAATCCTAGACTTCTTCCATTGTTCAAAGAGACCAAAGACCCAGAGTTTGTAAGAGATGGATTTCTTGCTGATATTGGTTATGGTCCAGCAATAGAGCGTCTTGCATCAGCCCGACGTAGAGACGACTTGTGGTACTTGGCAGACGGAAACGCTGAGACACAAGGTGCATTCATAACCACTGGTAAGGTCCCAGACTTTACTCCAGACCAGCGTGCTCGTTGGATGGGTGCATTTGATGATGCAATTGCTAAAGACCCTAAGAATCAAGAAATCTTTGATGCATTCTTAAAGCAAGTTGAAAATCCAGAGACTGGCGTAATGTCTATTGAGCCAACATTCTTTGGCAAAGGATATAAGCCAGCAGAACCAATTATTGGTAAGGCTGCATTTACTGCAACACGTAACCGAGCAGCACAACTAAAGGCTGCAGCAATTCAAAGAGATTTCTCTAAGGTGGGTGGAGTTACACAGACAGTTCTAAGTTCTCGTGTTGGTGGACCTGTAACTGTTCTTATGCGTAATGTTGGAACCTATATGCCAAAGGGCATTGTTTCTTTTTCTGGTCTACGCCCATCTCAAGGCATAGATGAGTTAATATCAGTATTTGATGACGTTCCTTTGTTTACAAGGGGCGAAAAACTTATTACAATTTCAGAACGTACACCTCAGATTACTGTATCTCAATACCGAACTCAAGTTATTGATAGATTTGTTTCTGCAGCAAACGATGGCGATAGAGCCAATGTAATTAAAGATTTAAACAAAGAACTTGCTAGAGTTGTTGCATACAACAGGGGCGTTTTTGACAACAATCTTATTGATGAATTTGTTGATGGACTAATGCAGAATGTTAACTCTGTTCACGGTCAATTACGCAGTACTGGTTTTGCATATGACCCATCTGGTGCTCGTATTGCAGTCAATGCAATTACTCAGCGCCAATTAGCCAACACTGAAGTAATGCTTCCATTTGGTCAATTAGATAGAATGCTTCGTCGTGCTGAAAGACAAGAGCGTTCAAGGTTGACAAGTCTTCCAGCAGATACACTATCTATTACTTCTGCTGGAGCAAGACAAATATTTGAGGCTGGTAACAAAGCCTTCTCTCTTGCTCAACTGTATCGTTTTGCATACATACCTAAGAACTCAATAATGGAACCAATTTTGTCTGCAACTATGGCATCTGGTATGGATTTTGTCCGACCTTTGACAACACAGGCTAGCCGAGGCATACTTGATAGGTCAACTAATTTTATTATGCGTAATGTTGAGAAGAGCAAGACTGTTCTTCCTAGCCGTAAAAGAGAAATTCAACGAGAGATTAAAGCACTTCGTGACCAATATGATAGGGCTATTAATAATCGTGATGAAGCATTTCTTGAATACCAAGAGTTCTTCTCTGATACACCTACCGTATCTCCTTCTGCACGTCGTGATTGGTCTGATACCGTTAAGGCTGACCTTCGTGATGCAGAACGCATTGTAGATGATATTGAGTCAAGACTGAATCAATATACTGTTGATTTTGGTAACAATAAAAAAATTGACGTACCAACTATATATGGACTACAACGCAGACTTGAGGCACTAAAGAAAGCAAAAGACCCACGCTTTGGTGCAGACATTGCCAACGCACAAGCGGTTATTGCTAAGGCAACAGGTAACATAAATACTTTGACACCTGAACTTAATGCTTTAAATAATGAAGTTGCTAGTGCATATACACGCTTGACCAGCATTATGGATGAGTTAGCACCTAAATTGCGTGAAGAAGCAGACCTGCTTTCTATCGCAGAAAATCGTTATGCTAAAAAACCTATAATGCCACAGACCACAAAGGTAAGACTTAAGAATGGTCAGACATTTGATATGCCATCATTTTCAAACCAACAATATCTTGGTGATGGCTATACAAGCGAAATTGCAAATATGTCAACTCGGACACTTGAGTTTCTTGGTAACAAGGCAATTGCTGGTAAGGTAAACAGAATTAGTCGCAAGACACCTGGAACACCTACAAAGCCAACTGATGTAGGTTATTTTGATGAACTTGCTTTTATTGTTAACAACCATATGCGTGGGGATATTCTTGTAGACCAAATCCTTTCAGGTTCTGGTCGTGAGTTACTTCTTAAGTGGGGTACTACAAAGCAGGGCGCCTCTTATGCTAAAAATATGGGTCGTATGCCAGAGGATATTGTAGAGATTATTGACAACTCAATTTCATATGTTAATAGTTACCTACCAACAGCCCAGGCTCGCAGTATTGCTGCTGCTGGAAATGTTAAGGTTACAGACCTACAACGTGAACTTGCAGACAAACTAGATTCTATGGTTCCAATTCAACCATTAGATATTGAGTATGCAAACCCAACAACTTTAGGTGGAACATTTAATCAAGCAATTGATTACTACTCATCAAAAGCGTGGCAACAACTGGCACGTCCAGAAAACATCTCTCGTGAAATATGGGGAAATGTTGAGCACGTAAAGCGTACTACTCAGAAACTAGATTCTCTTGTAGCAAGTGGAGTAGAAGTAGACCTAGCAACTGCACTATCTGTGCGTCAGGCTGCTGCTGCTGAGGTTGTCAAGGAAGTCTCCAATGTCTTCTATACAATTCCACGTCAGCATCGTGCGTTGTATCTTGCTCGTACAGTATCTCAGTTCCCTAATGCTTCTGCTAGTGGAATTTACCGATATGGTCGCTTCGCAGCAAAACAACCTACACGTGTTGCAGGATTCTTAAATAGTTACTATGGTCTATACAATTCATTTGGTGTAGATAAGTACGGTAACCCAGTTGAAGACCCAATGAAGGCTGAGTATCTATTAGTTCCAGGTTCCAAAGAACTAGGATTTAATAAAGGCAAGGGTATTATTCTAAGTGCCCGTGCAACAAACTTTATTGCCAACTTACCAGGTCCAGCCTGGATTGTTCCAATTGCAGTGGGCAAGTTATTAGATTCAAAACCTAACTCTCGTGATGTCATTAAAGATATTATTGATAACTCTATAGGTAAAGTTCCTAATTACTCATATGATGAATTGTTCCCGTTTGGCGTAGAAACTAATACTGCAAAGCAACTAAAGACAACATTTACACCTGCCTGGGCAAGAAATGTTCAAAGTGCATTCAGCAAAAAAGACACAGATTTAATGTGGATGCAGTCATACCAGTCAGAGTCTAATCGTCAATGGATTCTTTATGATATGGAATTAGGTCCTAAGCCAACAGAAAAGTCAGTAATTGACGCAACTGAAAGTATATTCTTACGCAAGGCTCGTACTCAATTCTTCTCACTATTTGGTAGCCCACAGTTTGTGGATACACTTCCAGATAGCATATACAAGGATTACTACTACACTCGTTTGAATAAGTACAAGGCTCAGATTGACCCTGAGACCAACAAGCCATTTACTCAGAAAAAAGCCCTTGCTTTAGCAGAGGCTGATTTCCAAACTAATATGCGTCTTGCTGGTGGCAAAGACTTTCCAATGGACCGTCTATTTCTTTCCGTTAAGAGCAAGGTTGCAAACATACCTGCCAACGAAAAGGCTTACGATAGAATCTGGAATGACTTCTCTGGTCTTGCAAAGCAACTAGAAAGTATAGACCCTTCAACGGTTGCATTACTGACGGCTGATATTCCTATTGAATACAACGGTCAGGTTAAGAAATTTCTTGAAGACCCTAACACAACATTGCCTGGTGGCACGACTCTTAATGAAAAGTTAAGAACACCAAAGCAAATTGAAGAGGAACTAGAAAGAACACGTGTGTGGAGAGCATACTCTGACTACAAGGAAGAACTTAACGCTGCAGCAAAAAAGGCTAACTATGCTAGTTACCGAAGTGTTCCTGAATTAAAAGAATTAATGCAGCAACACGTAAATAACCTATCTGAGTACAGCACTCTATGGCGTAACGAGTACAACAAGAATGTTACTAGCGGAGATTCTGCCTGGGTTCAATCACAGGGTCTTTATGAGATTGTTAAAAACGATAAGTTTATGAAACAGTTTGGTGATACACAATTTTGGCGTCAAGCCAAGGGCTTTTTGTCCTATCGTGATTCTGTTGCCAAGGCTTACAAAGATGCTCCTACTGGTTCAAAAGGCAAAGTCCAGGAACAATGGGCAGACTACCTTGAGGGAACACTTGATATGTGGGACCCAGTAATGCAGAAGTTAATCTCACGATACTTTATTAATGATAATCTGAAGGAGAATAAGTAATGGCTGGCGGCAAAACCGACGAAAAGACAGATATACCACAAGGACCAGTCATAACTGTTACTCCTAAAGATACTACTAAAAAGATTTCATACATCTGGATGCCAGATAAAAATGGTAATCTTGTAAAAGCAGATGCTTCTAAAGTAAAGAAGTCATTTGCTACATTACCTCAAGATGCAGTTCTTGCTCTTCAAGAGTTTTTGATTACAGTAGAAAACAAGACTAACCCAACCCGTGCCCAGCGCAATACCCTGTGGAACGATATTATTGATGGCGCTGCTGCGGCATTCAAGGATGGACAAAAAGTAAGTCCTTGGGAAGTTTTAGAGACTCTTACACAGAATGCTCCAGATGTCAGTGGTATATCTGTTTCCTATACAGAGTACGACAAACTTACTGCAGATGCACTTCTTAATAAAGTATCTAAGAAAATAGGTTTTGATGTAAATAACCTAAGTGATGCTGATAAGGCTGAGTACTTTGCCAAGTTACAGCAAGAAGCCAAGGCTGGTGGTAAGACAGTAACTCGTAAGGCTGCTGCAGGTGGAATAGAGCAAGTAACAACTCCTTCAACCTTTGATGCTTTATCTTTTACTGAATCCTTTATTTGGGCTAAAGTAAACTTTGCTGATACAACTAAGTTGCCATCATCTGCAATCACGAGTATTTCTGGGGTAAAGTCACTACTTCGTCAATACAACATTACCAATCTTAGCCAGATGGAGATTGACCAACTTGGAATTGACTTAGCATCAGGTTCTAAATCACTAGATACTATTAAGTTAGACTTCCAACAGAAGGCTATTAAGGATTATCCTGCTTTGGCTTCACGCTTTGAATCAAATCCTAACTTAACTGTACGTGCTGCGTTAGAGCCAATCCTAAATACTGTAGCAAAGTTATGGGAAGTTGACCCTGAGTCACTTGACCTTAATGACCCAAACATTGAAAAGTTAGTACGTCCTGATGGAGTAGTTGGAAAACTGCCACCAGCATCAGTTGCTGAAGCATATAACTTTGCAATCAACCACCCAAATTTTGAGAAAACTTTAAAGGCTCAAGATATGGCACGTGATTCCGCTACTAGCGTCGCAAGAGCGATGGGATTTGGAATATAATGGCTGGCAAAATAACTAACCAGGCTGCTATTGACGCCGCCATAAGACAGAATGCTGTTAACGCTGCAAAAACAAAGGCAGCCGCTACTGTTGTCCAGCAACTACAACCACGTCAAGAAACAGCCAAGCAAATCTCAGAGAGGGCTTCAAGTCTTCTTGATTTAGCAACTAAAATTGGTAAGAAAAAAGATGATGTTTCAAAGACGCAACCTATTGTAGATAAAGCAAGCGGTATAATAAGCACTCAAAGAAGCACAGTTATTGACCCATACGAAAAAGCATTAAGAGATATAGAAACTTTTAGTAATCAGATAGCAGTGCCTAGTGCGATATTTGCTACAGAAGAAGAAGCCCCAGTTAGAACATTGGCTATTGATGTTTTTAAGCAAACTCTTGGTATGTTCTTTGGTCAAACAGAAATGCAAAAGCCTTGGGTAAATGAACTATATTCATCTGTATCTAAGTTCTATAAATCAGGTTCTACCGCAGATGAGTCTTTCAACCTAGCGGTTCTAGATGTTCAAAAGAACCCTAATATGACTGAGTTCACAAAGCGTTTCAAGGGTATCTATGCCCTACAGGAAATGAAGCAAAAGGGTCAGGCTGTAACAGTGCCGACAGTTGCTGAATACTTTGCAACAGAGGCAAAGATGGGCGATATTCTTAAGCAATCATCTCTTGGAGAACTTGCTAACGAAGACTTCCTTGGAGATGTACTTGCTAAGGGTGTATCTGCAACAGAGTTTGCCAATAGAATTACAGCAATTTTTGATAGAATTGATAATGCTCCAAAAGAAACTAAAGACACAATTAGTAGATTCTTCCCATCTGTAGACAGAGTAAGTCTTGCTAAGGCTATTGCTCTAGGCGATAAGGGAGCAAAGGAATTGCAGAGTAAAGTAGCAGGGTATGAAGTTCTATCTGCTGCAGAAAAGCAGGGACTTGGAGCATCAGCAACCAATCCATTTGGTGTCACGGAAGCAAGTGCTTATCAGTATGCCCTTAGCGGTGAAACGTTTGATACAGCATTAACTAAATTTGGAACAATTGCTGCAGCATTGCCAACAGTTAATAAATTAACTCAGATTTATGGTCAAGAAACAATTGGACAGGCTGGTCTTGAATCAGCAATCTTTGGTAAGTCTGCTGCAGATATAAAGCGACTTGAAGATATAGCAAGAAAAGAAGAAGCATCATTCTCTGGAAGAAGCGGTGTTTCACAAGTAAGTCTAGCCTCTCAACGTAGAGCCGCTGGCTTAATCTAAACAAATAGAATCCTGAACGGACCGACCAGCCCCGTCAGCGTAACAGACTGGTAGCAAGAGCCAGACCGATTCCCCGATTGGGACCTGAGGCTTGCGACTAACGAATAACGAATAGAAGGGTGGACAGTTGCTATGAGCAACAACTACTGGGACGACGAAGACGATGACCTAGATACCGACACAGAAACACAAATGGATGGTAGTGACTTACTTAAAAAGTTACGCAAAGCCAAGCGTGCAGACGAGAAGCGTATCAAGGAACTCACAGAGCAACTTGAGGGATTATCCAAGGCGCAGCGTGAACGTACAGTCAAAGAAGTCTTAGAAAAAAAGGGTGTAAATCCTAAAGCAGTTAGATTAATCCTCAAGGACATAGACGATGTATCTGAAGAATCAGTGAATAACTGGTTAGAAGATAACGGAGATTTGTTCGGGCTTACTCCAACTCAGGATGCACCAGCAGTAAGTAACGTAGACCGTGCTGCATTACGTCAGCAGGATGCGATTACTCAAGGTGCAACAACACCTGACCGAGCAGAGAACTTAGAACAACGCCTCAATAGCGCCGAAAGCGCAGAGGAAATTCTATCAATTCTTCGCTCACAATAAATCATAGTTCCTAGTCACTTGGAGGTGACAATATGGCAACAGCCAATTACACATCAACCGATTCCGCTTCTCTAGGCGGTACCGCTGGTGGTGCTGGTCTTGTTCAGAAAGCATATGACCGTCTTCTTGAGTTCGCTCTTCGCAGTGAGCCTCTTATTCGTTCAGTAGCAGACAAGCGCCCAACCAACCAGTCAATTCCAGGCTCAACAGTCGTTCTACAACGCTATGTTGACCTTGCTGCTAAGACATCAACTCTTACAGAAACAGATGATGTTGACTCATTAACAATGTCAACACCAACATCAGTTACAATTACTCTTGCAGAGTACGGTAACTCAGTGTTGGTAACACGTGCTCTTGAGTTATTCTCACTAGCAGATGTAGACCCAGCGATTGCAAACATCATTGCATTCAACCTTGCAGATTCAATTGACGCCGTAGCAATGACAACATTGCGTGGCGGTTCAAACGTAATCTACTCAGGTTCAACAGCAACATCTACAGCAACAGTAACCGCAGCAGCAACAATCTCTTCAGCAAACATCCGTCGCGCAGTTGCGAAGTTGCGTGCTAACAAGGCAGTTGCTCGCAAGGGTTCACTATACTGGGCTGGAATCCACCCAGAAGTTTCACACGACCTCCGCGCTGAGACAGGTTCAGCAGGATGGTTGCTTCCAAACCAGTACGGTTCTGCACAGGACCGCATCTGGGCGGGAGAAATCGGACAGTACGAAGGTGCATACTTCGTAGAGTCTCCACGTCTACACGTGGGAACTGATGGTGCTAACTCTGCAAAGGTGTATCGCACAATCCTTGCAGGACAGCAAGCACTTGCCGAAGCAGTGGCAGAAGAGCCACACGTAGTTATCGGACCAGTCGTTGACCGCTTAATGCGTCACCGTCCAATGGGCTGGTACGGAGTTCTAGGTTTCGCACGTTACCGTGAAGAAGCACTATTCCGTATTGAGTCAGGTTCATCAATCGCTTAATTGATTGACGCTGGTACAGGGGTAGAAATATCCCTGTACTGGAGTAAGTTCATTAAGGAGAACAATGGCTAATTACACATTCACAACACCAAGAGTTCTTGAAAGAGGCTCTGGAGGTCATAGACTGTTTCAATTCTACAATCGTAGTGTTGGTGTATCTGTAGCCAAAACAGCAGCAGGTTCTTATATCAGTCTACGCTTTCCCAATGAAGATGATATTGCAACTTACCTTGAGTTTTATCAAGGTGGTAGCAAGCACACAGTTAACGATGCACAAAAGGCAGCGATAATTGCAGCAGATATAGGTGTTACTGAAAGTAACTTTGTAGCACAGTAGGGGACATATGAATATACATCAGAGACAGAAGCACCCTGAGTATGTAGAGGGTTGCTTTGGTTGCAAGATAGGTACTCTTGAAATGGGAACTGGCGATGCTTCAAGAGATATATCAGATAAGAAGTGGACCTCTGAGTTAAACGAATACAAGAAGGCTAGAGCCGAAGGTATTCAACCAGCAGGTACTACAAGAAGGCACGTAGAAGAAGCAAGAAAAGCATCAGAGACATTAGGGAAAGCATACGATGCTGACTCAATGCCTAAGACAAAAGATATAACCAAAGAATCCGTAGCAGTAATGAAACAGATTGGGCAAATATAATGATGAAGAACAAAGCATACAAGATGGCTGAAAAAATGGAATCTAAAAAAGAAAAAATGATGGAATTAAAGATGGGCAAGAAGGCTGTCAAAAAGGCTGCTAAGAAGGCTGTAGCAAAGAAGATGGGTAAGAAGAAGTAATGCCAATGGTTAACGGAAAAGAATTTGCATACACCGCAAAAGGTATGGCAATGGCAAAGGCTGAAGCCAAGAAGTCAGGCAAGCCAATGAAGAAGGCTGCTAAGAAAAAGGCTAAGAAGAAGTAATGAAAAAGAAATCAGCAGCCCAAAAGAAGGTCAGCAAAGTAATGAAAGAGTTCAAGGCTGGCACTCTTCACAGTGGTATTAACCCAAAGGGTCCTAAGAAGGCTCCAGTAGTTAAGTCTAGAAAACAAGCAGTTGCTATCGCACTGTCTGTTGCTGGTAAGGCAAGGAAAAAGTAAATGTCAGACCCAAGACTAAAGCGAGCAGGAGTGTCAGGATTTAATAAGCCAAAGCGCACACCGAATCATCCAACTAAATCACACGTTGTTGTGGCTAAGTCAGGCGATACAATTAAAACTATTCGCTTTGGTCAACAGGGTGTTACTGGCGACAAGACTCCAACTGCTCGTCAGAAATCATTCAAAGCACGTCACGCAAAGAATATTGCTAAAGGCAAACTAAGTGCCGCATATTGGGCAGATAAGGTGAAGTGGTAATGGCAAAGAAAGTAGCATTTTGGGATAAGAAGAATCCAAAGAAGAAGTCAACACCACTTACACCTGCTCAGAAGACTAAGGCTAAAGCAATGGCTAAGAAGGCTGGACGACCTTACCCAAACCTAGTAGATAACGCTAGAGCCAAGAAGAAATAAGAAAGCAGGGGACAATGCAAGAGACAGTATCGGTTGCTTGGTGCGACAATGGAATGGTAGACGGAAAGTTTATGCAAGGCGTAACCGATGTGTTACTTAAGTCTGGCATTAAATTTGAATCTACTCTACGCAGTCAAGGCAATCAAATTGCTAGACAGAGGGAAACTGTAATTACCTACTGGTATGAACAGAACAAAGCAGACTGGCTACTATGGGTTGACTCAGATGTAGTTATAAGCCCAGAGGGTTTCTTAAAACTTTGGAATCAAAAGGATAAAGACGAACGACCAATTATGACTGGCGTTTACTTTACTACTGATAATCCAGAAGAGCCTCTGATGATTCCAATGCCTACAGTGTTTAACTTTACAGAGAACAAAGATGGTGGCTTTGGACTATCTAGGGTTCACCCACTACCTGATAACAAGTTAATCAAGGTAGATGCTGCAGGTATGGGATATGTCCTTATGCACCGCAGCGTGGTTGAACGAATCAAGAAGGAAATACCTGATGCTCAGTTCTTTATGGAAATGGGCAGAGGAACTAAATTTATAGGTGAGGATATTTACTTTTTTGCTCTATGCGAAAAGGCTGGTATCCCACTCTATTGCGACACAAGCGTCTTGGCGCCGCATATGAAACGCTTCTCATTTGATGAGCATTATTACAGAGCAATGACTAAAGGGAGAAAATAATGGCTGGTACTGCAGGTAGTACTTTCTGTTCAGAACTTAATCGTCTGGCAAATGGTGGAACCTATCCTCTTCTTACTGCATATCTTGATGACCAAGGTGCAGCAAACAAGTGGGCTGGAACTACAGGACTTGCAGTACAGGGTGCATTAAATGCCAAACTTGGCATTACTGATAAGAAACTATTTAAAGGTATCGGAGCAGCGTGCAATGCGCTGGCTGGTACAACTGGTAAATCACCAACAGATGCTTTGAGAGGAATTGATTCCTAATGACAACTCTTACAAATATGATTGACGAGGTTGCTGTCAATCTCTCTGGATACACATTCCAGCAGGATAGAGCAACGTATCTGACTCACGCAGTGACTACCACTACATCATCTTCTGCTAGTCCTTTGGTTCTACAACTAGGTTCAACTGACTCTGTAGGTAAGGGTGTTATTGAGATTGACGAAGAGTTAATGTGGGTAGACTCATTTGACCGTGTTGCTAACACTGCAACTGTAGCCCCATTTGGTCGTGGCTACCTAGGTACTACTGCTGCTACACACGCTCTTGACACCAAAGTAACTATCAGCCCTACCTTCCCAAGATTTAATATTAAGAGAGCAATCAACGATACTATCCGCGCCCTTGGCGCCAACATCTTTGCTGTAAAGACTACAACATTTACATTCACATCTTCAGTATCTACATACGCTTTCAACAACCTTAACATTAAGAATATACTTTCAGTAACCTGGCAGGACATTGGACCTTCTAAAGAGTGGGTTCCACTACGTCGCTGGGACTTTGATTCATTAGCCTCTACTGCAGCCTTTGGCGCAGGTGCTCAGACAATCACTTTGGGTGAGGCACCAGTATCTGGTCGTACAGTAAAGGTTGTTTATGCAACTGACCCTGAACCATTTACATCTAACTCAGATGTGTATGCAACAGTGACTGGTCTTCCAGAGTCAACACGGGACGTAGTAATTTTGGGCGCAGCCTACCGCTTGCTCTCATTCCTAGACCCTGCTCGTGCTTCACAGGTAAGCCCACAGGCTGATGAGACAGACGCTAAGCGTCCATACGGTGCTTCTCAGACAGCAACCAGACAACTTTATGCTCTTTATACACAGCGTTTAGATGAAGAGACAAAATCACAGCAAAGTAATTATCCAGTCAAAGTTCACTACTCCCGCCGATAAGGAACATCAATGCCAACAATTAGAAAATATTCCTCACGCTCACAGCAGACAACGCTGTCAAGCGCAGTCACATCTAGTGGTACATCAATCACAGTTGTCTCTGCAGCATCCCTTCTTGGTGGAGTTACTGTAGCCGCTAACGAAGTATTTACGATTGTCCTTGACCCTGATACGGCACTTGAAGAAATTGTAGATGTAGTCTCCGCAGCGGGTAACCCTGTCTCTGGAAACACAATTACCATTGTTCGTGGACGTGACGGCTCTACTGGCACAGCACACTCTGCTGGTGCCGTTGTTCGTCATATGGCTATCGGTAGAGATTACCGTGAAGCAAATGAGCACATCAATGAAGAAACAACTGCACACGGATTAACCCTTGGTAACGTAACTTTATCAACTGGTACAGGCAACGTATCAACTACAATGCTTGCATCTAATGCAGTAACAACTGCAAAGATTACTGACCTAAATGTAACAACAGCAAAGATTGCCGATAGTGCAATTACTTCTGCCAAGATTGCAGACCTTACTATTGCTACTGGAGACATTGCAGACTCTGCTATTACAAGCGGTAAGATTGCAACAGGTGCCGTAGGAACAACTAAGATTGATGACTTGTCAGTCACAGAGGGCAAGTTAGCACCAAATGCTGTAAACACAGGAAAGATTGCAGACTCAGCAGTTACTAGCGCAAAGATAGCAGACGGAACTATCGTCGCTGGCGACATTGCAGATGGAGCCATTACCTCAGCAAAGATTCTTGATGGAACTATTGCTACTGCAGATATTGCTGATAGTGCTATTACTTCGGCTAAGATTGCCGATGGCACTATTGTTGCTGGAGACCTAGCAGACGGCGCAGTAACATCTGCCAAGATTCTAGATGGCACAATCGTCAACGCTGACGTATCTGGTACCGCTGCTATTGCTAAGACTAAGTTAGACCTTGGTGGAACTATTACTTCCGCTGACCTTGTAGATGGAACTATTGTCAATGCTGACATTAACGCATCTGCTGGTATTGCTCTATCTAAGTTGGCTACAGACCCATTGGCTCGTGCTAACCACACTGGTACACAGACAGCCTCAACTATTTCAGACTTTGACACACAGGTTCGCACATCTCGCTTAGACCAGATGGCAGCACCTACTACTGCAGTTGCTCTTAACGCACAGAAGATTACAGGTCTTGCTGACCCAACTAACGCACAAGATGCAGTAACTCTTAACTACATCACAACTCAAAAGGGTGCAGTAAATGGTCTTGCAGAACTTGATGGAAATGGATTAGTTCCTACCCATCACCTTCCAGCACTAGCAATTACAACAACACAGGTAGTTAATTCACAGGCTAATATGCTCGCGTTAACTGCACAGACTGGTGACGTTGCGGTTCGTACAGATGTAAACAAGTCTTTCATTCTTACAGCAACTCCAGCATCTACCCTAGGTAACTGGCAAGAATTACTTACTCCAACAGATGCAGTTCTTTCTGTTGACGGAAGCACAGGTGCAGTTAGCCTTTCAGGTACATATTTAAATAGAACATCTGGTCAGTTGCTAGGAAACCTAGATGCTGATGGTTTCAAGATTACAGACCTAGGAACACCAACTGGTGGTTCAGATGCTGCAACGAAGGCTTATGTAGATACTGTTGCTGGTTCAGCAGATGCCGCTGCAGCAAGTGCAACTGCTGCTGCTGCTTCATACGATTCTTTTGATGACCGCTACTTAGGTGCTAAGTCATCTGCTCCTTCTGTAGACAATGACGGTAATGCACTTATTGAAGGTGCTCTTTACTGGAACTCAACATCTAATGCAATGCTTGCGTGGGATGGTTCCGCTTGGGCATCTATTTCATCTACAGCAGACATCTTCCGCTATCGCTACACAGCATCAGGTGGAGAGACTTCAGAGTCAGGTCCTGATGATAATGGACTAACACTTTCCTACATTGTAGGTAAAGAACAAGTATATCTAAACGGTGTGCTTCTTGTTCGTACTACAGATTACACAGCATCTAATGGAACAAGCATTACTTCTCTTGCAGCCTTGGCTGCTGGAGATATTCTTGAAATTATTACCTTTACAGCATTTGACCTAGCCAATGTAATTAGCCCAACAGTAATTGATGCTAAGGGTGATTTAATTGCAGGTACATCTGCAGATACCATAGGTAAACTAACCGTTGGAACTAACGGACAATACCTACAGGCTGACTCAAGTACAGCCACTGGACTTAAGTGGTCAACAGTATCTGGCTACTCAGCCCCAACTATCGGTTCAACAAGTATTGCATCAGGTGCAACAGTAACAACTCTTAATGGAGTTACAGATGTTGTGCTTACAGGTGCTGGAAGTATTCAAGACCAATTAACATTGCTCTTAATGGGCGCACTCTAAGAAAGGGAGTAAACAATGCCAACAACAACTAAGGTGCTGTCTCGTACAGCAGCGTCAACATCAACAACAACTCTATATACAACTCCGTCTGCAACAACAACTGTGATAACTAACATTGTTATCTGCAACCCAACAGGGTCTGCAACAACAGCATCAGTATTGCTTAATGATATTGACCTGCTTGGTGCAGTATCTATTGCAGCAAATACATCAGCATTCTTTGACCTTAAGCAAGTATTGCCTACAACACAGACAATCAAAGCAAGTGCATCATCAACATCTGTTGACTTTCATATTTCTGGAGTGGAGATAGCGTAATGGGTATATCAGTATTTCCAGCACCTAGTGCTGCAGGTTTAACACAAAAAACACAAACATTTACAAGTACTGGTACTTGGACTGCTCCTGCAAATGTAACAACCGTTGATGTATTTTTAGTTGCAGGTGGCGGTGGGGGACAAGGTTCTTACGCACCTTCTACTAACGGTGGTGGTGGCGGGGGCGGTGGTGCAGTTTTAAATAGAAGTTTAACTGTTACTCCAAATACAACTTACACAATAACCATTGGCGCTGGAGGCGCTGGTGGTAACAATGGTGGTCTTCTACCTCCTGGAAGTAGTGGAAGTAACTCTACCTTTGGCGCTCTATTAACAGCCGAAGGTGGCGGCGGTGGTAAAGGCGTAAACGGTGGCACTGGAGGTGGCGCAGGTGCCAGCAACGCAAATACTTCTGGTGGTGGCGGTGGCGGTGCTGGTGGCATTGGTGGTAGTGGTGCTCCTGGTAATAATATTGCTGGCAATACTGGTTCAGGAAGTCAAGGCGGTGGCGGTGGTACTGGAAGTAATGCTTCTGGTTGGAATGGCGGTGCTGGTGGTATAGGAATAGATGGTTTCGGCGGCGGCGGTGGAGGCGGCGGTGGTGGCGGAATTGGAGGCGCTTCAAGCGGTGGCGGTAGAGGTAAGACAAGCGGTACTGGATATGCAGGAACTGCAAACACTGGCGGTGGCGGTGGGGGCGTAGGTCCTAGCGGTGGCACTGGTGGTGCTGGCGGTTCTGGTTTCTGTCGTATTACTTACTGGTCATAAGGAGATAAACTATGGAACAACATTACGCATTTATTAAAGATAATCGTTTACAAAACATTTGTGTTTTTGCTACCCAAGATGAAGAACTTGCTGACCGCATTGCACAAGAACAAGGCTATGACGATGCAGTATGGGTAGGCGAAGATAGACCAGTAAAGTATTCATTATATGACGGTACAACATTTACCGACCCGACAGAAGAATATTTAATTTCTATTGGAGTTATGAAACCAGAGGCAACTAATGAGTAAAGCAAGAGACCTAGCAACATTGGCTGGTTCAGCCACAGTACTAGCAACTGATTCAGAAGTAACAGCAGCAGTGGCTGCAGCAGATTCAATACCAACAGCACTAATGACAATGGGAGCATAACAATGCCAACAACATATAAAGTACTGGGGCAGGTAGCCCCTTCAGCAACAACAAACACAACATTAGAAACAGTACCTAGTGCTACTCAAGCAGTAGTATCTACTATTGCTGTATGCAACCGTGCTGCTACAGCAGCGACCTATCGTATTGCTGTGCGCCCTGCGGGTGCAACATTGGCTAATGAGCATTACATTGCTTATGACTCTACAGTAGGTGCTAATGATTCAACAATGTTAACCATTGGTATTACCCTTGCAGCCACAGATGTTATTACTGTGTATGCATCAACTGCTAATCTTTCATTCTCAGCATTCGGAAGCGAGATTTCATAATGGCTGTATCTAAACTTAATCCTGTATCAGGCGGCGTAACTCAAAAAACACAAAACTTTACATCCACTGGAACATTTACTGTCCCATCTAACTGCACTAGCATTGAAGTTTTATTAGTTGGTGGTGGTGGTAGTGGTGGCTCTAGCAACGGTAGCAATGGCGGAGGCGGCGGCGGTGGTGGTGGTGAAGTTTTACTAAGAAATCTTACAGTAACTGCTGGAAGTTCGCATACCGTAACTATTGGCGCTGGTGGTGGTGCCGTAAGCAGTGGTGGTAGTTATGGATACATTGGCAATAATGGTGCTGATAGTTCTTTTGGTTCTTTATTAACCGCAATTGGCGGAGGTGGTGGGGGTAACCGTGCTTTTGCTGGTTTAAATGGTGGAAATGGTGGCGGTGCTGGCGGTGGAGTTAATAGCACTGGCTACGGTGGTGGCTCTGGTGGTGGTGCAGGTTCTTCGCCAAAAATAAATACTAATACTGCTCCTACAGGTGCGCAAGGCGGAAGAGGAACTAGAGGATTTGATGGTTCTAGAGGGTCCACAGTTACTGGTGCGTGCGCTACTGGTGGAACAGGATTCTTAGGCTTTGGCGGCGGCGGTGGTGGTGGAAATGGAAATACCAATAATCTTGGAAAAGGCTGTACGGGTGGCGGCGATGGAAGCCATAATACTACTGCTGGAAGTGGAACTGCAAACTCTGGCGGCGGTGGTGGAGGTACTGTAGTTGGTACATCTGGTGCTGGCGGTTCTGGTTTCTGTAGCGTTACTTATTGGTCTTAAGGAGAAATTATAATGGAACAACACTATGTGTTTATTAAAAACAATCGTGTAGAAAATATTGCAGTATTTGCTTCACAAGATGAAGAACTTGCTGACCGTGTAGCACGGGAGCAAGGTTTTGATGATGCTGTGTGGGTAGGTGAAAATGCTCCCGCTAAATGGTCAACTTATGATGGCGCTACCTTTACTAAGCCAACAGATGAGTATTTAATATCTATTGGAATTTTAGAACAACCAACAGAGTAGAGGTTGCTTGCTTGCAGAGTTAGTATAGGGGTGGTATAATCTAGTATGGATAAAACATATCATTTTCTAGCAGGACTACCACGAAGTGGTAACACACTTCTGTCTTCAATACTCAATCAGAACCCAAATATCTATAGTAGTCCATTAAGCCCAATTGCTGGAATGATGTGGGACTATAGAGGTTTATATAACACAGAAACAATGAACCGTAATAAAGAAAACAAACTTAGGGCTGATATATTTTTATCTTCTTTTATAAATAACTTTTATAAAGATGTTGAAAAACCTATAGTAATTGATAGAGAAAAAACTTGGGGTACTCCTGCTAACTTGGCTTTAATAAAAGAATACATAACACCAACTCCTAAAATCATATTTACGGTACGTGATGTGTTAGACATTATTGCTTCTTTTGTCAAGATGGATGCTGATTATTTAAAAACAAATACAACAAACAGCGCAAGTTTTTACCTTAACTATCGGTCACAAAAAGATTCTATAGTGGAATTTCTAATGACTCCTAATGGTGAGTTAGATAGAGCATTACTTTCTTTAGCAACTGCTTTCTTTCCAGAAAACAAAGGTATGTTTCACATTGTGGAGTATAACGATTTAGTTCTTAAGCCAGAAGAAACAATGTCTAGTATTTATAAGTTCTTAGAGTTGCCTGAGTACAAACATAACTTTAAGAAGATTGAAAAGGTAGAAGTAGATGATGATGAGTCATCAGGACTACCTAAAAATCTACACGAGATAAGAAAAAGTATATCTAAATCTACAACAAATACCGACATATTGTCAGATTACATAAAGCACAAGTATTCCAATATGGAGTTCTGGCGTGATAATTCCTTAATGAAAATTAAAGGAAGAGATTTTTAATAAAGAATATAAACAACAAAGAACCCACTTCGGTGGGTTTTTTTATTAGGAGGCATAGTGGCGTTTCGTGATATTACCGAAGGTGACGATAATGTATGGGCACTTGCTGGCGATGGGTTACCTATTGCTCGTGGTGTTGCAGACATTGGCGTTGCAACAACTGCTGGTCTCTGGCAAAACACTGATGTTGCCTATGACGTAGCCATTGGCGGTCTCCCATTTATTTATGCAATCAGTGATGGACGTCCTTACACGCGTCAGACTGCACCCTTTCGTAAAGACCAGTTTGACAATGGAGCAGAACCAGGTGAGCAATCACTTACTGGTTGGTGGTTAAGAAGTCAATCATCCTTTCACGGTGGTACTGGAATTAAATTTTATGACCCATCTGCAGGTGAGACAGTTACTCATAGGTTTACAGATAGCAAGGGTGTTAACGTCTGGACTAAAGGTGAAGTAACACTACTCAAAGATACTACTGTTGCTCACATAACCACATATCCAGTTGAATCTAATGGTCGTTCATTGCAACAGTTGCGCTCTATCAAATGGGGCACAAACAATGGTGTACTACTACACGATGGATACGATGTAGACAAGATTAATACCGCTGGCGCAGAGACTCACTTTATTGACTTTAATGCTGGAGCAGATGACAAGGTATATGCAATCTGTGATGATGGAACTTCAGCCTATTGGGTAACCAATGATACGGGTCCATCTGGAAAACTAGAAGTAAATTCAAAGCCATTAACTGGTGATGCATCTACATCTAAGGCTGTATTGTTTACTTCTGCTGGTATTACTGTTACCAACGCTACTATGGAATATGTCAAAGACCGTATTGTTATGGCTGCTAACAACAAAGTATATGAGTTTTCTACAACAGCATCATCATTACCTACTGCTGTATACACACACTCTGATACAGATATTGTATTTACTTCTATTACAGCCTCTGGTCCTGCTATCTATATTGCTGGCTTTAGTGGTATTCAATCGTTTATATTTAAATTTACTCTTAATACATCTGGTGTTATGCCAACTCTTACTACAGCCATTACTGCTGCAGAGATGCCAACAGGTGAAGTAATTCATAAGATTTATTACTATCTAGGTTATATGATGATAGGAACAAATAAGGGAATCAGAGCAGCGGTTATCTCAGACCAAGACGGCTCTATTAACTATGGTCCACTTATTGTGGAAACAACCCAACCTTGCTATGACTTTGCATCACGTGACCATTACGTATGGTGTGCAACTAGCGTAAATGGGGAGCCAGGCGTTATCCGTATTGACCTTAGCAATGAGATAGAACCTTTGCGCTTTGCTTATGCAAATGATATTTATTACTCAGGTGTATCTGGAGTAGACACTACATCTTGTGCATTCTTAGGGGAAACAGACAGACTTGCATTCTGTACTGAGGCAGTTAACCAAAAGTCTGTAACCAATAAAGAACGCACTGGTACTACTGCAACCATTACATCTGCATCTCACGGCTTTGTTGCTGGAGATGTTATCTATGTTATCGGTGTAGATGCAGCACTAGATGGTGACTGGACTATTACTTCAGTAACTACAAATACAATTACCTATACAACAACTACGTCTGGAACTATTGCATCAACTGCAGTAACTACTGGTCTAGTGGGCAAGCCTGGATATTCTTATCTTGAAGCAGCATCTACATTAGCCTCTACTGGATACCTAACTACAGGCTATATCCGATATGGAACACTAGAGCCTAAGAACTTTAAGCGTCTTCTTGGACGCGGCAATTTTACATATGGTTCTCTTAGTCTCCAGACTATAGATAAATTTGGAAACCCACCATATGACCACATTACATATGATTCAGGTACATCACCTATTGAAGTGGCAACTAACAGTCCTGAAACAGCACAAGAGTATGTAGCCTACAAGTTTGTTCTTACTCGTGATGCAACTGATACAACAAAAGGTCCATTGTTTCAAGGTTATCAAGTTAAAGCAACCATTGCTACTCCACGCCAGCGTGTAATTCAATTCCCAGTTTATTGTTTTGATGTAGAAACTGACCGTTACAATGTAGTAACTGGTTACGAAGGACGTGCTGCAGAGCGCATTCTTGCGCTAGAAAATATAGAAGAAGGTGGAGACGTAGTTAACTGGCAGGATTTATCTACCCAGGAAATTCGTCAATCCGTAATTGAACAAATCACATTCACTCGTATGACTCCACCTGATAAGAAATTTGATGGCTTCGGAGGAATACTTACTATAACCGTCAGGACAGTGTAATGACAGCAGCAGAATGGGCTGGACTCATTGTCTCAGTCGTAACGATAATAATTAGTTTCGGTGCAGCAACACGTTGGTTAGTTAAACACTATCTTGATGAGTTGAAGCCGAATGGGGGCAACAGTTTGAGGGACTCCGTGAACATTAACACCGAGAGGCTTAACCGAGTTGAACAAAGAGTTGACCAAATCTACGTCCTATTATGCGAGAGTAAGAAATAGTTTAGCAGTTTGTTTTATAGCATTTAATTTTTTATTCCTAGTTCCACCAGCATATGGTGAGGAATCACTACCAGAAGTAACAACAATAGTTACCAATGGTGGAGATGATGTCTCTTATAGAATCCCTCTGACAGTATCAATCGTCTATGACGGTGTTACTTATGAAAATGTTTATGCAACAACCAACTCAGTTATAACCTTTGGTAGAGCAGATGGAACTTATTGGGATTACCCAAGAACTCCATCTATTTCTATTGAGTCTAAAGACTGGTGGGTATTGCCACAGCAAATGCCAGATACTCACTTTATTCTTAATGTAAGTGAAGGTGGATTCCAAGTAGATGGTTCATACCGTCCATACGGTACATTTACTGGAGATACTACACAGATTGTTATTACTGCACAGATTCAAACAGATGGCACAGTTGCTTACACATACAATGTAACTGGACCATTAACTGGTAATGAGCGTACAGGTGCAAGACTTACAGATGGAACTGTTGTTCCTTTGGAAGAAGCAAATATTATTGAGGTAGAAGAAGTTCCTGTATTGGAACCAGAACCCGTAGAACCTACTCCTGAACCTGTTCCTGTTGAACCAGAACCTGAACCTGTTGTTCCTGAACCTGTGGAACCTGAGCCTGTTGTGCCAGAGCCAACTCCTGTTGAGCCTGAACCAACTCCTGTTCCTGTTGAGCCAACTCCAGTTGTAGTGCCACAACCATCTCCTGAGCCTGTGACACCCCCAGTGTATATCCCAGAACCAGAGATAGTAGAGACACCGATAGAAGAACCAGAAACTCAACCATTACCTACTCCAGAACCTGAGCCAGAGCCAGAACTTGAGCCTGTCCCAGTTGAGCCTGAGCCTACGCCAGAACCTATTGAACCAGAACCTATCCAACCTGAACCTCCTGTAGAAGAAACCGAAGAACCAATAGTACAGGCAGATGAGATTGATTTGGAAACATTAGAACCAGACACGCCAGTTGAATTATCTAATGGTGTAGTAGTTACTGCAGAAGTAGCAATAGCAATTCAATTATTAGAAGACCCAGCAGCGTTGCTTCAAGAATTATTCACAGACCCAGCAGCAGCCTTTGCTGCACTTGGTTCAGTAGGGGCAGATATGACTGAAGAAGAGCGAGAAGAATCTGAGAAGGTAATTATCGCAGCAGTCATTGCAGGAAACATAGCCACAACCGCATCTATCTCAGCAGCATCAGCAGGTGCTGTAACCAGGAGGAAACCATAATGAAGAAGTTCTTTTCAGATATTGCCAACCAACTCTGGACACTACTAGGAATGTTTATTGCCTGGGTAGTTCTTGAGGGGTCAGCCAAGACGGTGGTTGGTTATGCAATAGGTATCTCTCTAATTGTATGGAGCGTTACCTTCCCTCTAAGAAACCCGAAGGACGAAGAATGAAAACACTTAAGCAAGTAATGATGAGAATCTTTGCTGTAATTGCAGCAGAGTCTCTTGGAGTAATTGGTGCTGGCTCATTAGTTGGTATTGAAGTATGGCAAGCAGCAACACTAGCAGGTGCACTAGGTGCAGCACGTGTGCTTGAGGCTCTAGCCCGCTTCTATCTAGCAGACGGAAGCCTGACAGCAGAAGAAATCAACGAAGCCTTTGCTAAGGTAGACAAGAAAGCGAGTGCATAATGGGACAAAGAGCAGACTTTATTGCAACAGCAAGAGGTGAACTCGGAGTTATTGAAGGACCAAAAGAAAACGAAACTAAGTACGGTGCCTTTACTAAGGCTAACTTCCAACCTTGGTGTGGTTCCTTTGTAAACTGGGTAGCCAACGAAGTTGGATTAAAGATTCCTAACTGTGTATTTACACCAGCAGGAGCACAAGCATTTATGAAGAAGGGTCAGTGGGAAGACGCATCTGATGTAGCACAACCACTACCAGGAGATATAGCCTTCTTTGATTTCCCAGGAGATAACGTCAATCGTATCTCACATATTGGGATTGTAGTCAAAGATAATGGAGATGGTACCGTGACTTGTATTGAGGGCAACACTGCTCCAGACAAGAAGGGTGACCAGCGTAACGGAGGGCAAGTATGCCTAAAGGTACGTGCATTCAAAAAGAAGAACGGCTCTAAACTGAGAAAGTCTCAGGCTGTGTCCATTGTTGGATTCGGTAAGCCAGTCTTTAAGTCATAAGGAGATAACAATGAAGGCAAAACTAATCGCAATCGCAAGCACATACTTTCGTGCAGCATTCGCAGCAGTGACAGCACTATACCTTGCAGGAGAGACAGACCCAAAGGCTCTGGCTTCAGCATTTGTAGCAGCAATCGCTGGTCCAGTACTTAAGGCTCTTGACACCAATAGCCCTGAGTTCGGACGTGGAAGTAAGTAACCTAGAGTACCGATTAAACGCCTTCTGAGGCGCTTTTAAGACACTTAGACCCCTGTTTGTAGGCAATCCCTACAGATGGGGGTCTTTTTGTCATTTCTTCTGAAGCCAAACCTGGTAATCCTTAGACAGTAATTCGTACTCGCCAGTATATTTGGCAAGGAAATCATCTATTGCTGTCTTAGGTGTTGTGTGTGGAGGTAGGTCTTCTCCCCATCTGTAATCATCAAAGGCTAAGATTCCATTAGGTTTAAGGATTGACCAAGAAGCCTCAGCATCTTCTGCCACAACCTTGGCTGTGTGGTCTCCGTCTATGTAGATGAAGTCATAGGAATCCCTGAGGTTAGGTAAAGCGTACTCAGACTTAGAGCAGATAGATAACAAATTGTTATACTTCTCTGTGCGCTGGTTGTAGTAAGCCTGAACACCTGAGAATGAAATGAGTTTATGTTCACGCTCATCTGAGCCTTCCCAAGTATCTATATCTGTAAGGGTAGATGATGGGTCGGTTAGAATATTATCAAGTAACCAGACAGAAGCATCACCTGTGTATGCACCAATCTGTAGGAACTTTAAGTTAGGTTGACCAGCCAGTTGGATTAGATGATTCTCAAAGTTGTACTGTTGACCAGCAAACCAATTTGGATATTCTTTCATTCTGTTATCACCGCATTCAGTAGGTAGGGTTCAAGTGCAGAGTAGTTCGCATCCACAACTAGGTCACGCTCTTGCGTATCTCCGCGTATGTGCCAGCGTGGTATCAAGTGAGCCAAGTCCTTGACTGGGATGATGGCTGAGTTGTCAGAGAAGCGGAATAGAATCCTGTGGAAAACCCCAAAGCCCTCTGTGTGTGGTGGAGCAATCATTAACTTCTGTAGTTTCTGAAATGGAAAGACTGCACCATTGGCTATCTCTGAGCGTAGCCACTTGACCTCTAGGTCGCCAATGTAATTCTCTCTGCCGTTACCCCAGTCGTGGTTGATGTGGTAGTCGGAGAAGTAGAATCTTGGGGTTGAGTATAATTTCCACTCAGGTTTGATTTGTCTTAGGGCAGACTCGGTTGCTCGCTCCCTGTCGCCATCGCCCGCGACTTGCCGAATAGGTTCCAACTTGCATTCTCCTGTCATTCGTGTATAATTAATTATATAATAACATAATTAATATATATAGGCGCTAAGGCGCCATATAATATATATAATAATTATATATTATATATATACATTCAACTGAATATTAGATAGTTCTCTTGTGTTGAGTACTCTCCTGTCCTCCACAGGAGGACTATCTAACATTATTAGACAGGAGTAAATATGTTCAACAAAGAAATCAATGAATTAATT